GAATTGCCTTTGGAGGGCGAATTGCCATTCGCCCCTACGGTAAAAACGTAAATGTCTTTGTCGATTTGTTTCATTATTTCCATTTTTCACTTTGGTAAGTGTAGCCAAAGTCGTTAATAATAATTGATACCATTTGTAGCACATTCATTTGATTGCCTGCGCGTTTGGTTACTTCAATATACTCGCTATCGTTCCAATCGATATTGTAACAGAAGCCGTCGCGTAGCAGATAGATAGATGGATATATACACGTTTTCCACACATCTAATGAAAGGATACGGTTAGCAGCTTCTTTACTGAAAAAGATACTCCCTTGATATTCTTCATTAGCTGTTCTTTTCATTATATTTTCAGTAGGTTTGTATCCTTCAGGGAAAAACTTTGTAAAATAGTATACAGGTTTTCCGTAGTTATCGGATAAATCTTTTTTGGTTACTATATTCATTTGGCGTTTTGCTAATTAGTAGATTACTTCTTTTCCATTGAAAGCGATGATAAAGAGGATACAAATTTTCTTTATAGTGCCGTCGCTGAGTTTGAGATTGCGGGTTTTGTTTTGCCAGTGATTGGGGTTCTTTTCAAAATCTTGCTTGTTGCGGGGTTGCTGCATAAGGGTTGCGCCGGTGTAAGTACAGAGTTTGCCGCCAAAGCTGTTTTGCTTGTTGTAGGTGCGTACGGTTATGGTGAAAGGAATGGGCTTTTTGCGTTCGTCGAGTTTTCTCATTTCAGCCAGTACGTCCTTTAAAAATACTTTGTTCATAGGTGTTTGTGATTTATTTGGCAAAAGTAATAGGTAGGGATTTATTGGGAAAGGACAGGCTTTTTTATCATTATAAAATTGTTAAGTGCTTGATATTGAATAGGTGAAGCAGGCAAGGGTGCGGGCGTATGCTCACTGAAAGGCGACGAAGCCCATCGCAGCCTTAGTGATTTTTACAATTTGAATTTAAGAAAATGGGGGATATATGGAACAGGTAAGAGGTAAGAAGTAAAAGGTAAGAAAAAAGGGGCGCACTCGGTGATGAGTGTGCCCCTAAGGTTGTTAAACAATAACAGTAACAATGGTTACTGTGTAATGGTACTGGCTGCCTTACGGATACGTTCGGCGATGTCGTATAAGGCTCCTTGTAATTGTTCTTTTTCAGCAGGGGTAAACTCCCCTACACCTCCGTTGCCATCGCGCCCGTGTAATTTATTATACATCCACGAAGATGATTTGCCAAAATATTCTTGTGATAATCTTCCCCAAGAAACATCTACAATGATATCCTCTAATTGTTGCATCATTGTGAGTTTTGTTTGTTTTGCTACTATTTCCATTGTATTGTGTTTTTTAGCCCCCTAAAAAAGGGGGCTTAGTTTAACCATAAATTAACCTATCAAACAATTCCCTTACATAAGCTAATAAGTTTCTTGCTCCATTAGGGTAAGCTCTTTTGTAATTTCTAATAGCTTGGATAAGTTCCCATTCTAATTCTGTGAGTTCTTGACTCGTTGTTAATTCTTCTTCCATTTTTACTGTTTTTGTTTAACACTGCAAAGATACTATGATTTTTCATAGTATGCAAATATTTTAGCAACTTTTTTTATTTTTTTTCTCATATATTGTGCGGTTTATACAAAAAAAGCGCACCCACTATTGTGGGCGCGCTTTCTAACTAAAAACCATCCCAGATGAAGAAGTTTTAATTATAAACCAACTAACTATGATTATTATGTGTAAAACGAATATTAGGGCAAAAGTAGGGTGTTTGGAGGTGTTGTGAAAGGACTTTTTTAGGTAAGAGATAAGAGGTAAGAGCTAACGGGAGGCGTTGTGCTGTAAGGGTTTGCGGGGTATTGGTTCAATGTTGCCAGTATGTTGGTTCGAATAGTGCTGTAGGTAGGCGGTAAGTGATAAGGGGTAAGGTGTGAGGGTATAAAAAAGATAAAAGACTGTTTGTTAGTCTTTTATCTTTTGTTTTTAGCGTGGGACACTTTTGGAAGTTTTTTTTTGAAAAATTGTCAAATTATACGGTGGTGATGATAAAGCTATCGTGGTAGGTGTTATCGAGCAGGTAGGCGTATTTCCACCATAGGAGGTAGTCGAAGCAGTCGGAGAGGTGGGTGGCGTGCTCCTGGGGTATGGTGGTGGAGCGTTCACTGCTCTTGTCCTTCTCAAAGGCATCTTCTTTCTGCTTGACGGCAGCGTTTTCCATAGAGACGATGAGGTTGGGGCAATTGTCCTCGTTGAGGCGGACAAAGGGTAGAGAGCGGTTGTTTTCCTCTAATATTTCGTTGATAAGGCGGAATTTGAGGATATGGCTTGGGTTATTGGTGTTGGGGGTGCGATTGAACACCTGCCAGCCTGCTGTGCGCAACATATCCTCTACATCTTGTGCCAGGGTGGTTTTGCTGTTTGCCTCGCTCTTGAAGCCCGAACGGTCGTGGTATAGGTATATTTTATTGCAGGTAGCGCGGTGAGGCTCGTAGTAGTCGATGATTTTCTTTATCAAATCTGACAATTTAAGGGGGTTTTTGACAAAGAAGTCTTTCAGTATTGTTATAGTGTTGGCGACCTTACTTTCTTGGGCGACAATACCGCAATTGATGCGCCCTCCAAAGTCGAGAGAGAGTTCGAGAGCTACACCGCTTACTAAATCATTATCATAGGTGCAAGAGGGTGTGAAACTCTGCGAGAAGTCTTGCAGGGCGGTGGTGTTGTACTGGTACTTGTAGTAATGTTTATCGGATAACAATTTAGCATAGAAGCCGTCAGCAACCTTACCAGGGCGGATGTTCATTATTTCGGCGTTGAAGAGGAGGTCAGACACGCGTTGTTCGTACATCTCTTGTATCCACCCTGGTTTGAGCTTTTCTTGGTTTATGTGGGCGTTAGCTTTGATAAAGAGGTGCTCGGTAGGCTTTTGTTTGGCGAGTTTCTCGCGGGCGGTGAACCATTCCCCCGTTTTAGTAAGAGCAACCGACGAGGTGAAGATAGTAGCATTTAGCAGGCTTGCTTTGTTAAACTCTATCTTCTTGGCGCGGTTGGTTGTCAGTACGTTGTTGAAAAGTCTATCGTGTTCTAACAGTGCCGCTTCGTCGCCAATAACGATGTAAGAGTTTAATCCGCGCCCGCTATTAGGGTCATCGAGAGATACAAGCACCAATATAAAGCCATTAGAGAAGTGCACCACGTTGCTCCACGAGTTGGGGGCTTGAAAAGGCATCTCGAAGCCGAGAGCCTTGCCGTTACGCCCTACTACATAATCTACATCTTCGTAAAAGCCGAACATCTCCAAACCCTCTTTGGTAGAGGGGAAAGTACGGCTTTTTATCTGCACAAAAGTAGCCCCTACCAGTACGCCCGTAGCACGTGGCATTTGCTTTACTGCTTCCTTCACAAACCAGCCGAGTATGGTACTCTTACCCGTACCACGCCCCGCCTCTATACAGATGTGTTTTACACCTGCATAGCGGTTGGCAGATACAGCTGTCATCTGCATAGCGTTGAGGAGGATTTGTTTAACTGGTTTAATCAGAGGTTTCATCGTCGGGGTCATCGGTAATATCTTCGTAGTCGGTATCGGTAGCGGGCAAGTCGTTGAAGTCTACTACCCCTGAAGCGAGGGCAGCGCGTAGCATCTTGGCGCTCTTACGGCTCATCTTGATATGGTACTCATTAGCGGTAATCTTTTCAAAATTGATTTCTTTTTCTTCCTTATCGAAGTTGAAGAGGCGAGCATAAGAATCTAACGCCTTTCGCGCTTGTTCTAAATCTCTATCTTTCAAAGCCATTTGGTAGAGTTGCCAATAGCTATCCGCTAATATAGCCCGCTCGGCGTTGATATCTGATTTATCGAGTTCTCCAAATATTTGCATTGCCCACGAGTAATCGCGGTAGGCGGTGGCTTGGCTTACGCCCATTTCGCGAATGTGTATCTGTATGGCTTGGTGCTTAGAGTACTTGTTGGACAGTCGCAAGCCGTGTATATGGCGCAAACGCGTTTTAACTGCCTCTTCGGCAGGTAACAGCTGAAAATTCTCATCTATATACGAGGCGGATATACGCTGATAAAGGCTGTCTTTGCTGAATTTAGTAAGTTCCATTTTAGGAGTTGGGGTTAGAAATAGAGTCCGCTTTTCATTTTTTCTACTTGTTGGGCAGCTACTGAGGGTACATAGCAAGCCACCGCTTCTTTTTCGAGCAGTTGCTTGAGTTGGGCAAGTTCGTGACGAGCGAGTTGTTGCAAACGTTTGGCAAGGGTGTAGAGCTCAGAGCCGTTGAGTATTTTGCTCTTTTGCCAAGGTAGTTCCTCCCACTGTTGCACAATAGCGGTAGCCGTGAATGAGAAGCTATGCATTTGAGCAGCTTCGGCAACAGTAAAAAAAACGACGGTACGCTGTAGTTTTTCCCATATAGCAGGATAAGTATGCAAATCATCGGGGGTGCAGGTGCTGACTTGTGGTGCGATAATGCTTTCCCACATCCATTGCATTAGTGGCTGTAGTTTAGTGAAAACCTCCCACGAGTTATTGAGGCTGTAATACTTCTCAAACTCATTCACACTACTGATAACACCGCTTGCGCGTTGTAGCTTACCTTCTGTAATAAGCAACTCTATACAATCGTTGAGAGCGCGGTCGCCCATCGCAATAGACGAGAGTCCTAAGTCGCGTAAATCCCACCAAGGCGATTTCTCCATCTTATCATCGGTGTAGTAGTTGCCACCCGTGTTGGATAAATTCACCTTGAGGAACGGGATAGCATAAGCCACCGCATAGTTGGCTACTGCTTTTTTGAGCAGTTCAAGCGCGTTAAGCCCCCCCCCCCCCCCCCCCCCGCGGGGGGGGGGGGGGGGGGGGGGGCGGCGGGGGGTGTATATACGGATATACTTTTACGCGGAGAGCCTCCTCGATATAGGTTTTGAGCAGATCGAAGTCTAAACGGTTAGAAACATTAGTATATTGCTTGATTTCTTGTATATTGGTGAACATAGGTTTAGGGGTTAGTCGTTAGACGATAGTTGAAATTCGACGACAAAGCTATGCAGGTTGCGGGTGCTATCAAAGGACAGAGGTTTCTGAGTAATGGGTATTACCTTCAGCCACTCGCCTGCAATACGCAAGAAGCACACGGGGGATTTTACAAGTTCCCACAATACTTCTATCTCTTCAGGGAAGAGCCAACCTGTATTGAGTTTGTAAGTGCGCTTGGTTTTTACCTGTGCTTTATAGTCCTCACTCAGTAGCACGTTGTCGGCGAGAGTGTGCTCGTAACTTACCAAGGCTTCGTACTCGCCAGCGAACGAAAACCAGTCGGGACAGAAGTTTTGGTTTTGAAATAGCGCACTGATAGGCGTGCCATTAGGTTCGGGCTTGGGTTCGAGGCTAAGCGTTTCCTTACGGATGATAGTTGTAGTACCATAGGTAACATCGGCGGTAGCACGCAAGAAACTGAAATTAGCTACTGCCAGCGGGTCCTTAATAGCCGAAAGGTCGATAAGGTTAGAGCCTATTTGTCCTAACGAGCGTGCGCGTACCTCTTGGGTAAGTGCCGATACAGATATAAGACTTTGCTTGTAAGTAGAGCGCAAACGGCTTTGAGTAAGGTAAGGATATGCTTTAGGCTTCTTGCCAGGGAGGTAATGCAAATCAGTAAGGGTATGCGTTTTAAATACCACTCCTTTGAAGTTTGTCTCCTTAATTTCCGCTGATACCTTGGTCGCTTTGAAAATCTCTTTAGGGCTGAGCAGTTTTTTAGTATTCACTTCCAATGAGGGAGTAATGTCTCTGAAAAAGTCCTGTACCTCTTGCCCTATATCCACCGTTGCCTCGCCCTCGAAGAAAACATAATCGTAGGTTTGAGTAGAGCTAAATGCACGTCCATAACCATTGAACTCCATTGTGAGAGCAACCGATACAAATTCGCTTTCTGGGTCAGTTTGGCGTATACGGGTGATTTCTTTATCCAAACAGAAATACACTTTTTTGGTAGCGAATGTTATATCCGTTTGTACGGTAATGAGTACCTGCACTATCTGTTCGCTACCCGCTGAAGAACTCACCTTGAGCCAGCCTTTGTGCTCACCTACCGTCATCAGTTCGGAAGATTGAGAGCGGAATTTTACCACTACTTCCTCTTCACCGTTACCTTTAATTTCAGTAACCTCTAAGAAATCAGAGTTGTTAATGGTAAAAGTGAGGCGGTTAGGGTTTTTAATGGTAAATGTACCTTCAGCGCGCTCTTTCTTATCGGTTTTCAGCAGGTATTTAAATTCTTTTTTGTCGATATGAAAAGCGGTAGTATCGTTGATAACAGTGAGATTGATAGTAAAACCGATATACCTTCCGTCTATATTAAAATGATTTTCAAAAGTAAGTGTTTGATTTTTACTTAAATCAAAAGCAAAAGTTTTTATAGTAGGATTTTCTTTGTAAAACTGGGAGAGCGAGAATACTGCTGTTGCATTGTTTTTTGTTCCCGTTAGGTTTATATCAAACAGACTGCGTCCAATACTATTCCATTCAATTCCTTTAATTGTGAAAGGGGTATTGATAGAATGATCCTTGTACCATTCCGTTCTTGTATCAAAATTGATGTAGTCTCCTAATCCTTTATTGTGCCAAAAGTCGTGATGTAATTTGATTCCGTGATAGTAATCAAGAGGTTCAGTAGCAAATGTAAAAGAAGTATCGCCCGTGAGTTCTTTGGTAGCCGTGTTGAGCACCATATTGAGTACTGGGCGTTCATTAGGTTTAGGTTTGGGGGTAGCTTTATCGGTACGGCGCAAGGTAATTACTACCTCTTTACGCTCGGTGGGTAGATCTATCTCGTTTACTTTACCGCTCTTCTCTTCGGTAGCAATCACCCCTAAGGTTACTTTTACTTTTACATCGCCTTTTTCAGGTAACTTACTGAAATTGTTGTAACGCAACTGCAGGTTATGTTGCAGTCCGATAAGGTTTTCTAAGTCCTCCCCTGTAGGGGCAATGAGTTCTGCATATTCATTGGTAGCAATACGCGCATAATAACGAAATCCCTTGTACTTCTTGTATACGGTAAGCAATCCCAATTCAGGATAATGCACCGTAAGGTTTTCGGTAGAAGGTATAGGCTGTGAGGGATGCCACTCTTTAAGGATAGTAGCTGGTGAGATGTTCCAATCAGCGATAGGTTTTTCTAATTCATAGCACACTTCTCCATATTCATAACCACCTTGTGAGGTGGTATACAATCGGGTAGAGTGACATTCTTTATCAATATAGGTTCTAATAGCCATAGCATTTGTATTTTATAAGATTTTTGTATAGAGCGGTTTGTATAGATTCGTTAGGTCGCCAAAACTCAATAGCAATGAAAGGAGCAAAAAGTATTACCCGCTCGGGGCGTACCTCTACCCTATCATTAGGAAATAGCAAAGGTAACTGATGTTCTAAATAGCGGTGCACTTGCCAGCTTTCTATCACTAAGTCGATGTCTTTGGCGAGGTAGTTCTCGGAATATACTCCTTGCATTACCTTGGCTACCGAACCACACACTACGGGTAGTTGCTCGGTAGTGAAGACTTCTAAAACGGCACTGTAAATAGTGTCGAGATAGGCGTTGATACGTGTGTCGTCGAAAATATTGAGACTTGTAAAAGCGGTGTACATTAGATTGTAATTGTGGTGATCTCTACTTGGTAATGCTCTTTGTCAAGCACGGACTTGTTGATACTCTTGATAAGCATACGTTGGTTATAGGCGAGAATGGTATCACGTAAAGCGATGTGTCGGAATTGGTTTTTGTTACATACAAAGCTCCACGTGTATTCAGTGGCGGCAATTCGCATCTTATACCAATCTTTCCAATACTCAGCTACTAATGGAGGCGTAAGGGTTTTGCGGAAACCTGCATTGTTTTGTCCGTTGTGTAAGCCGTCGTACCATATCATTCCAATTGTTTGCTCTCCACTATTGCGCGCTATAGTTGTATAAATCCCCTCATACATTATACGAGGCAAACAGTAACCACCTATTTGTATTTCGGTAACATTGGTGAGTTGGGTAGCTTCTTGAGCATTGAGCACCTGGTAACTATCAGCGGTTACCTGCACGACGGGCAACTGATAGGCGTTATCGTCCATTTCGGGGAATTTGATGAGGTACGACTGCTTCGTGAGAAATGTTTTTTTGGGTTCGCGTACTTCCCAAGGGCGGAAATCTTTAGCGTGTATACGTTCTTCTACCTTAATACGGTTCATATACAACTTGTGTCCCTCGATAAACATATCGTAATTCTTCCAATTCTTAATCGTCTTCACCAGTTCGCCAAAAGTAACATCGGGCACGGCGCGTTTGAGATCTACTATATTAGGGTTGATTACCTGCTCTATCACATTGCCGTCTTCGCTGTGTTGGGCTACGATATTGAGGTTCATAGAGAGTTGAGGCTGTGGAGTACCTTCTATCTCTAAAACCAATGTTTGTCCTGTTGTATCGATAGTGAGCACCTGGGTAAAACTGAGCGTTTCAGGTTTTTCAAAACTAAATTCACGGATGATCACGTTGTCGAGTTTTAACCTAATAGCAACCTGCCCGCTTATCGGTTGGTTATCACAAACTAACCGCCACGTGCCTGCCGTAGCAAATTCGTAGGTAGGCTCTACGGCTGTGAGAGTGTGTTCTTGTTGAGCAGTAGTGAGGTAGTAGGGTGTATTGCTGTACAACACCTGCTGGGTGAAATCTTCATCGGTGAGGATATCGCCTGCCAATTCATAGCCCGCATCGGCAAACCCTGTTTTGAGTACGTAGAGCAGGTAAGGCATAGGGTGCATAATGTTGTAATTCCTATTAGCCTCGTTGCGAATAAACCCTTCTGAACCATAATTATTGATAAACTGAAAGAACAATTCCCACCCTTTTTGACTTTTATCTTTAGGGTATACCACTTTAGGAAAGTTATAATCCACTTCGGGGTACTTTTTAGCAACTATCTCGTTGGCGTGAGCGTATATATCGGGTATGCGCTTACGCAAAAGCGGAAGGTCACATAGCTTCTTCTCAAAGTTAGGCAGCTGCTCAAATCCTGAATCTATTTGTGCCGATACTAAGTTTCCTTCTACCGATAGTATTTCGAGCGTACCTTTACGCGCGCGCCCATCCAACACGTGATAACCATCGTACTTCTTCTTGAGTTTGGTGGCGTTGAGGGCGGTATAATTACCCATACGCAAGCGCAAATCAGCATTCATTTGGAAATCGAAAGGCAATGAATACTGAGTGAAGAAAGTATCCTTAAATCGCGGGTTCTCCTCTTGATAAGAGATAGCAATGCGCGAAAGGTCCAACACGAATTGAGAGGTAATGAAATAATCGGTCATCTTTTTTTATATAAGAGGTAAAAGGCAAGAGGTAAGAGCAATAACAATAACCACCAATAATTGAAAGAAATGCGCTGTACTTGTTTATGTTTAGTACTCGTAAAAGAAAAGGTTTTGGAGGTAACACTCGTTGTACTACTACTCACTTTAAATTCATCACTTTTCACAACACTGAGCGTACCCCCTTTGAGGGTAATCCGCTCTACCACTTTACCATCTACCTCGTGAGTGTATTCTAAGGGCGTATCGGGTCCTACAGTGCTCAACTGATAAGTGAGTAGTGAATGCTGTAATGTAGCAAACTCTGAACCCACCGTAGCGAGCTCAGAGGTTTGCGTAGCAACTTTCTCGGCAACCACTTTTTTAGTATTACACGAGATAAATAACATAAAAAGCAAAATATAAGTAACACATTTCATTAGCTATTCTTTTCTATGGTTTTGATTACGTCTTTCAAGATTTTCGCATAATTAGTAGCGGTAGCATAGCCCGCCTTTGCTACTTCATCAGCGAACTTGTATGGGTCATTTCTTACCAACAAGGCTTTAGCATATCGCTTGTTGATAAAGAAGAATTGCGAGTGATCACTAAACCCTTCTTCGGGTGTGATGTATTTCATAAACCAATCTTTTACTCTGTAGAGATACTTACCGTTAGAAAGCTTGGTAATGCTCAACACTTCAGGGAATTTATTAGAGTTGGGAACTGCTAACTCCTCTTTAGTAACCCATAGCTGCTTATTAGGCAGTGGCGTAGTTGCTTTAGCTTTGATACCAAAGAAATTATTACCTTCGGCACGCTCACCCCAACGGCTTTCTAACGCGGCTTGCGCTAAGGTGAAGAGGTGAGAGATACCCGTTTTCTTTTCGCTTTCCAAAGCAAAAGGCTTATACTTTTTTACAAAATCTTTTGGTGTCATTGTTATTCGTTATTAGAGGTTTGAGATTTTTCGGATGGTTCGGACTGTTCAGCTTTTTCATTCATATAATTAGAGATGGTTTTAGCAACTTCCTCTAAGTTATCACGATTGATAAATACTTGCTGAACGACTTGTCCTGCGCGGTCTAACCGCACTTTGTCTTCGGCTTTTTCGCGTATCGATTTGATTTCTATCAGGCATAGTACTATTGCCATAAAGAAAGTGATAAAAGGAAATAGCCACAATGAGGTTTGGTAATAGATTTCTAAGTACCAAGAGAGCAAGCCGTACATACTATCCACAATCGTACAAGCAATAAGGATATTGTAGTATTGTGCCATTTTGCTAATGGTACGCCTATAGCCATAGGAAGTTCGTGCTTCGCCAATACGCTTTGCTTTGCGCACACCACTCCAAAGGTCGGCGAATATCATAAGAAGTACGAGAATGTAGATACCGAGTAGTATCCAAAGAATTACAAAAATTTTTTCCATTGATTGTTATCGTTTAATTATTCTTAAGGTGATTAAATCATTTGTGTGATATACTTTAGAAGTTGATGTTGTTGTTTCAACAGTAAAAGGATAATCTTTTGTATTTATCTTATCATATCTACCGACATCTTTACCTTCATACAACCATTTTGTTTGCTCTAAATGCTCATAGAAATAAGGGCAATTCTTAAAAAGAAAATCTGAAGTAAAGTCTTTGCTTATTTCTCCTAATGATTTAAAAGTAAGTTTAAGTTCTTTGGCAACACCATTTTCTAAAATTGCTTCTATTTTTTTTATTTCAGAAGATACTCTTTCTTCATTTCCATCTCCAAAATATGCCCACGCTGAGAATTTTATATTTCCGATATTAGCACTCAACTCATTGTTTAGTACGTTCAGATCTATGGGTTTTTTATTTTGTGAGCCCCATTGAAAATATAATACTGCATTCATAGTTTCTGAATATATTTAATGAGAGGGTAGGGGGTGAGGCTTGCTATAATGTCCCACCAGTCGATGAAAGTACGCTTGATAAACCTGTCGTATAGTTCTTTGACAAGCCCTACCAACAGCACAACACCGATAGCCATAGCTAAGGCTATCCATAGTGAGTAGAGTAGGTAAGCGGTTATAAAAGCTACAACAAATATTGTGTTACCTACCATAGAGTGCAGCAGTTTGTCACTGCCTTTAAGTTTTTGAATGATTTTGTTTTTCATAGTTAAATATTTCTTATGTCAATGTAACAATCGTTATCATATATACTTACTACTGCTGTACTGCCCTTTTTGCCGTTAAAAGTGTTATCACCAGTATAGATAATGTTTTTGCCCGCACAAGCAAAAATAATAGAGCCACCATCAAATACTTTACGGAAAGAAGTATTACCCAAATGTTCTATATTTTGCAAACCAAGTGTACAACTTGCCTTAACGAATACAGTATCATTCTGCTGGGCTTGTGGGATAACTGTATCAGCACCTACCTCATACCCCGCGCGGGTTATCTTACGCATTAACTCTTCGGCGGTAGCTAAATCTTCAGGAGCAGGCGACCAGTCAGTTGCTTTATTACCTTTTTCAAATTTCAACTTCTCTATGGTTGCTGTAGGAGAAGGAGATACTCCTTGCACTTCGTGAAATGCACAAAGTCCCGTCCAAGCATATTTTGGAATTATAGTAAATTCATTGTAACCATTTACTAAATCAGTGATAATATATTGCCTCTGTTGACCATCCATATCTGTAAAATAGACACAAAATCGTCTACCATTTTCTACTGAAGCATAGCAAGAAAAAGTATATTGTATTCCAACTATAGCAGGTTCAGATAATGTCCAATATTTTCCAATATAACCAACTGATGTTTGTTTTTCTTTTGATTTCAATGCATAATTCCTTCCTCCAACCTGTATTCCATCAATTGCTGTTTTAATATTTTCAGTAGTAGCGAGGTTATTGGGTTTCCCTTGAATATCACCCCAGTTGTGGGTGTGGTTAGTTGGGGCAAAATTCAATTCGGGTTTATCGGCTAAATCGTTATAAGAAATTGTATTTTCTCCTATTACTTCATCACCTGCCATTAGCTTTATCTTCCCATTCTGTACTACTATACTGGTAGGAATGTTGCTTACAAAATGGCTTACTGGTATACTGGTAAGTAGGTTATCGCGCTTGTCTCTTAGTTCTAAGTTTTTGTTTGCCTTATTATACACTAACTTAGTGCCCTCGTCGTCAAGAAACATCAGAGAAATGCGTTTGATTACATTATTTCCTTTTTTGAATTTGAGCTCTGTTGTGTTCTCGTCAAGCTCTATATCATAATCTTCGAGGGTGTCAAGCTGTTGCTTGTAGGCGTTAGTAAAATCATTAGACGAAAGTCCCTTGCCTTCTACTTTTTGCACTGCATTAAGGATAAGCTCCTTTAACGATTTGTCGAGGAGCTCTGGGCGGTTTTGATTGAAGGTAAGGCGGGTAAGGGCTTCTTGAGCAGCGGTGGGATTGTCGTACACCACGCCGTTGATTTCTACCTCGCTTACTAAGGCTTCGAGGATAGAGAAATTTACATCATCGGCAGCGTGGAGGATAAGACGCTCATCTTCTACCTTTGCCGTGAAATTGCGCAAGGCTAATATGCCGTTGTACTCGAAAACGTACTCTTGTAACTCGCCCGTTAGGGGGTTGACTTTGTATTTGGGTTCCATTTTTCTTAGGGGTTAGGGGATAGGTTTCAGGAATTAGGGGTCTGCTCCTGACTCCTGATACCTGATACCTGATACCTGATTACTTTGCAAAGGTAGTGCGGATATAAAAAAAGTGAAAGGACAAAAAAAAACCCCCCCTCTGGGCAGGGTTTTTTTTTTTCTACCCAAAAAAAAAACACCC